TCGCCGACTCCAGGATGATGTCGGGCGGTTGCTCCGTCGCGCCGGGATCGGCCAGCATGCGCGGCGGGAGGCTCGCGGGCCAGACGGCCGCCATCAGCGGTTCGTCGGCACCCGCCGCAAGGCATACGGGGCCATGACGCCTTCCATTTCGCCGGTCCCGACCATCCGCCGCAATTCGCGGATGACGATGTCATGGACCTCGGTCCCGGTCGCCGTCGTGCGCCGTTGCTGCGTGACTTCGACCGCTGGCGCTTGATTGATGATGTTGACTTGCACGCCGCCGGTGGCGAGCTCGCTGTCGAGTCGGTTCAGCGGGATGACGGCCTCGGGGCCGGCCTCGCCGAGCAGCCGGATCGTCGGCGACTGCACGATGCCGCCCGCCGCCATGCCTTGATCGAAGTCGATGTTGATGGTCTGCGTCGCGCTGCCGCCCGTGATGGCGCCGGCACCCGCGCCCGTGCCGCCCCCGGCAAAGGCGCCGCCGATGATGCCCCCGAGCTTCGCGATCCACTCGATGAAGGTCGTGAAGGCTTCGCTTTTCAGGAAGTCGGTAATGGCCTTTTCGAGCGCGTCAAGTCCTTGCTTGATGGCCTTCTCGCCGAGCGAGGTGGCAATCGAGACGCCCATCCGCTCGAAGGCCTGGCCGATGGTCTGCGTGCCTTGCAGCACGCCCATGACCGTGCCGCTGAGGGCGCGGTCCAGCGAATCGAACACGTCGCGGACCGGCTTCACGCGCTGCTCGAGTTCCTTGTCGAGGTTTTCGCTGGTGGCGAGCTGATACTTGGCGACGGCCGCATTGATTTCCTTCTGCAGATCGATTTCTCTCTGGGCGGCGTCGTAATTCGCCTTGACCTTGGCCTCGATGTCCTTCTGCTCTTCCTCGTAGCGTTTGCGGTGAAAGTCGGCGGCGAGCTTGTTGACTTCTTCCGCCAGCGCGAGCTCGCGCATCCCGGCGTCGAAATTCGCCTTGGCCTTGGCCTCGATGTCGGCCAGTTCTTCCTTGTAGGCATTGCGGTGAAAGTCGGCCGTGAGCTTGCTGATTTCCTCTTGCAGTTTCAGCTCGGCCATCGCCGCATCGAACGCCGCTTTGTCGGTCTTCGGCGCTTTGGGGATTTTCACCGTGGGCGGCGTCAGCGCCCCGGCCGGCGCCTCGGTCGGGCCGGGCGGTTCCTTGCGCGTGCGCATGGCCGCATCGACCGCATTGAGCGCGCGCAGGGCTTCGCGCGACTCGTCGCGAAGCTTGACCATCTGCCGGACATAGGGATCATCGGCCGCCATCTGGCCCATCGCGGCAAACTTGTTCGCGATTTCGGTCTCGGCCTCCGCGATCCGCCGCGCCAACTCCTCGGCATCGGGCGCGAGCGCGCCCCACAGCATGAGGAGTTGCCGCCAGCCCTCAAGGGTCTCGTTGATGAGGTTGATGATCGTCTGGAAGGCCGGGGCGAGCTTCACCAGGAGAGCCGTGCCGGTGAGCTCGATCGAGCGTCGGGCGATGTCGAACTGGTCCTGGATCTTCGCCGCGTTCTTGACGACATCCTCGTCCAGCACGAGGCCCATCGCGCGGGCCTTCTCGGTGAAGGCGTCGATGTCGGCAGCCGCGTCCTTGAGCCCCGAGACGACCGCCATCCCCCCGCGCCCGAACGCGGCCATCGCCAGATCGGTTTTCTTGCCCTGATCTTCCAGTCCGGCGAGCGCGTTGACGGTATCGCGCAGGACGGCATCGCCCGACCGGAGTCGCCCGTTGACGTCGTAGATCGCGACGCCGAGCTCATAGAAGGTCTTGAGCGCCGCGTTTTCGCCGGCGGCCGCCGCGCCCAGGCGTTCGTTGAGCTTGTTCAGTCCAGCCTCGAGCTTCGTGGTGGACAAACCCGCCTCGAGCGCGGCCGCCTGGTACGCCTGGAGCCGGGTTACGGACAGTCCGAGCCGTTCGGCTTGCTCCTCGAGCTGGTCGGCGACCCGCGCGCCCTGGACGAGCCAGGCCGCGAAGCCCGCGCCGCTCAGGAGGCCGGGCAGGGGACCGAGCGCCCGGGCGAATTCGTTGAGCGCGCCGCGGGCGCCGTCGAAGACGCGGCGGATCCCGATGCCGAACTTCTCGCCGATCTGATAGGCGCGATCCAGGTCGGCGGCGAGCTGCGCGGTGTCGCCTTCGACCAGGACGCGGAGGGCGCCAACGGGCTCGCTAGTGGCCATCGCGGCGCTTGAACATCCGCAAGTAGTTGGCGAAACTCTGCGAGCCCGGCGTCACGTCCGCGGTGGCGCGCGCGGGCGTGGACTCGGCGCGATCCTTCGGCATGAAATCCGAGGGCGCGAAGCGCTTGCCGCCCTTCTTGCGGTGGATGTTGGCGAGCGTCGCGGCGATGATGCCCGAGCGCAAGTCGGCCCGCTCGCGGCGCAGGCCATAGAGCTGCGCATACACGCGCCACTCGGAAAGCTCCAGCGACGAGATGCGGGTCAGCATCTCGTCCACGGTCATTCCGCCGAGGTGGCTGGTGAGGTCGAAGTAGAAGCGCCGTTCGGCGTCGGCGCGGAATCTTTTCCCAGCGTATCGCCCGCCCGCGCATCGAGCCCGTTCAACCGGAGCGCAGTCTGGAAAATCTTGTCGAGCGCGCGCGCGTTCTTCTGGGCGAGCTCGCCGACGTCCTCGTCCGAGAACATCCGCTTGTCCTGGCCGTCGACGAGCGAGACGCAGGCCACCAGCGCCCACAGATTGACGCCGGTCCGCTGCCCGGGCGTCGGCCATTGCTGGAGAATCCGCCAGCGGGTATGCCCGTCCCATCCCTGGACCCGGAACCAGCCGCCCCATTCGGGGAGCTCGATTTCCTCGACGACCCGATCCCGCGCGGCCAGGATCGCCGCGCGGTCGGGGAAGTGGCGCTCGCTCATGTGCCGAGCGTTTCCGTCACGTCGCCGGTGATCCGCAACGTGATGGAGCCCGTGACCTTGTCGTCGGCGTTGCCGGCCGTCTCGAAGCCTTTGACTTGCGCGTCGAAGGCCAGCGCGTCGTCATTGGCGAGGGTCACGGTGATGGCGAGCGGCGTCGTCGAGTCGAGCGCATCCCACACCAGCTTCTGGCCGGCGTCGTGCAGGTTGAAGTTCACATCCATCGAGAACTCGCCCGCATCCTTCAGCCCGGTCAAATACTCCTTGGCGTCGGACTGCAGGTGGGTCACGTCGATGTCGGAGCGGTCGAACCGCGGGCCGGTCCAGGAGACGACATCGCCGATGGGCGTGCCGGGCGCGGCGCCGATGCTGAACGTCGTTCCTTGCGTGGGAATCGCCTGGTTCGTCGCCATCGGACTAGTCCTCCTCTACCCAGATCGAGTAATCGGCCGAGACGCGGTAGGTCTGGCTGGCGTCGTCGTATTCGTCATGCGCCGTGAGATAGGCCATCGCGCGGAGCCCGCTCGCCTGGTTCTGGCCGTGCATCGCTTGGCGCACGGCCACCGCCAGGTCTTTGACCGCCGCATAGCTCGCGGCCCAGTGATCGATCTGCAGGCGCACGTCGGTCAACGAGGGCGCGGCGGCACCGATGGTCAGCGGATCGACCCGCGCCTCGGCCACGCGCTGATAGGACAGGGCCGGGAGGTCGGTCGTCTGCGGCCGCACGACCGGATACATGCGCGTCCCGATGATGGCGGTGATCGCCGGAATCGACTGGAGATACGTGTACAGCAGCGATTCGCAGGTACTCATCGGATCGGCACCGGTGGATGCCAGCGGTCGAAGAACTGCCGGACGGCCCGGTTGGCGGCGTTGAGCGCCGACTGGGCGCCCTGCGCGAAGGCCGGCCGCATCCAGGGGCGCGCCGCGATGAAGCGCGTGCCCCACTCAAGGTAGTAGCCGTAGAACCCGCGCCGGGTCGGCCCGACGAGGTAGCGCTGGCTGAGTTTCTTCGTCGGCTTCCGGTACTGGACGGCGAGGCTCGCGGCCAGCGTGCCCTCGTCGCGCGGCACGGTCTCTTCCATGCGCGCGCGCAGCACCTCGGCCGCCTCCCGACAGGCGACGGTCAACGCGAACTTCGCCACGTCGGGCGGGAGCGCCGCCAGATTGCGCCGCAATTCGGCGACCCCGAAGACCTTCACGCGGATCATGCCGGCTCCTGCCACTTCGCCTCGAGTTGCAGCCCTTCGCGCCGGGGCAACTCGAGGACTTCCTGGATATCGAACAGGTCGCCTTCGTAGTTGAGCCGCATGTGTGGCACGACGTCCGGACGATAGCGGATCGTGAAATACGCATCGACGAGCGCGGTCAACTGCGCCGCCTCGAAGCGCTCGGTGCCCCGGAGCTCGCGGACATTCGCCCACACGGTCGCCAGATCCGTCCAGGTCTCGATCACTTCACCGTAGTCGTTCGTGGTCGACGTGTACTGCTGGATCGTGACGCGACGATCCAGCAGGCCCGGGTCGGCAATGGCGGGCCGGAGCCCCTCGCGATACGCGAGCCGGACTTCTCTATCCGACGCCGTAAGTCACACCGACCAGGCCATCTTATAGTTGGCCATCGTCCAGAAAAACGAGGGCGGCAGGGTCGTGAGCGCGGTGCGGTTATCGTAGCGATAGGCCACCGCCCGCATGATCCAGCCCTTGATCTCCTCGGGCACCGCGGGTGCCAGGCCATAGCCCGCGACGAAGCGCACGGCCACGGCATTCGCCACGCCGCTGCGGGCCGTCGGCCAGCTCGTGCCATAGGCCGGCATGAGCTCGCCCGGCTCGACGCCGCGATCGACCTGATAGGCCGCCGGGTCGAGCGTCTGCTCCGCGCCGTCGGCATCCTGATACTTCACGCTGACGATCGACTGCAGCGGCGGCAACGGCACGAGGATGGCCGCCCTGCGATTGGTCGCGATGCACTCGGGCCGGGCATTCGGCGGCGGAAACGCATCGAGCAACAACTCCCAGGTTTGCGTCACCACCGCCCGCCCGAACCATGCCGCCGGCCCGTCGAACTCCTCGCGCGATTCGCGGATCAACTGGCTGATGAGCCGGTTGTCCGCCGTGTCCGTCACCCGCAGGAACTCGCGCATCTCCACGATGTTGACCGGCTCCTCGGGCGGCGCCTCGATGCGCAGGAGTCCCGCCATGTCACCCCCGCCCGGCGGGCCGGTGCGGCGGCGTGCTGCTGTGCGATTCGCCCGAGCCAGACGACGCGGCGGCCTTGGGCTCCGGGTTCTGGAAGATCACATAGCCAGGCTCGTTGACCGTCGGCTCGGCTGGCTCTGGCGTCGGAGCATTGCCGAGATTCTGCGTCTCGCCGGTGTTGGATTTCGGGATCGCTTGATGCTTGTTGATCTGCTGTTTCAGTTTCAGCATTTCCCGCTCGGCGTTGGCGACGTCGGTCTGGAGCTTGGCGCCCTTGTCATCGGCCATGTCAGATCTCCTGTGCGCGTAAGTACGTGAAATTGCTCACGTCGTATAAGCCATGTACTTAACGGGCGCGGTCCCGGCATTTAACAGGTTGCCGTCGGCCCGCGAGAAGGCGAGGAAGGCGACCTGGTGATAGTCGGCATAGCGCTCGTCGAGCCGCAGCAGGGTGACGCCGAGCACGTCGCGGATCAGATACTTCTGCAGCGCGCCGAACAGGATGGCGCGGGTGCCGGTGGTGGTCGCCGTCGACATGTCGTTGTTGACGATGACGGGATAGCCGAGGAGCGTCCCGGGCTGGCCCGCCGTGCCGCCGGCCGTGAAGGTCGCCATCGTCGACACGGCGTAGGGCTGCCAGATCGGCCGCCCGGTCGTGTCCAGCAAGGACTTCAGCCGAGCCACGACGGCGTCGTTCATCATCCACGCCGCGCCCTGCCGCCGATACGCGATGTCGACGGAATGTTCCATCGAAACCAGCTGCGGATAGGTGAACCCACCGGCCACCGTGCCGGTCGGCGCCAGGCCCTGCGTCGCCTGGACGACGATCCCGAATGGCAGGGTCGTGCCGGCGCCGGTCGTGAAGTGCGTGTTCTGGATCCGGCCGATGCGCTCGCCGAGCATCTCACCCAGCATGACCGGCAGGTTGACCGCCGAGTCCTGCATGAGCTCGACCGGCACCAGCACTTGCTTCGACGAATACTTGAAGGCGTGCAAGACGAGTTGGCCGAACGCCACATCTTGGTTGGCGACCTGGGTGTTGATATCCAAGATCGCGCCTACGTTGCCGGTGTCGTTCGCGGTCGGGATCGGCAGATCGGCGCCCGTGTCCGTCCGGATGATCGTCGCGGCCTGGCGCATCCCGCCATACCACAGCAGGGCTTTCTCAAGCGCCATCATCATCTCGTCGGGGATCGTGTAGCCGCCCCCGGTCGTCGTGACCGTCTGGGCGCGCTGCTCGATCTCCCACTCGCGGACCTCGGCGAGATTGCGCGGGGGCCGGCGCGAGAGATTCAGGGTCAGCATGCGGTTGTTGAGATCCATGCCGACCCGCTCGGCCGCCTCGTGATGCTCGGGCTTGAGCGGCTGGTCGGAGCCCTTGATGAACCATCCGCGCAGGGCCAGCTCGAAGTCGGCCTTGCCGCGGCTCAGCCGGGCGCTGACGGTGGGCCGCTCGTTGGGCGCCGGGCTGGGGGCCGACTTGCGCTCTTCGACCTCGGCCAGCCGTTTCTCGATGGCGTCCTGCCGCAGGCGCATGTCGATGTTCTTGCCGAGCTGCTCGATCGCCTGGTCGCGCGATTGCCACTCGGTTTCCTCTTCGGCGGTCAGGACATCGCGGCCATCCTTGGCGGCTTTGGCGAGGAGTGCGGCGTTTTCTTCGTGCAGGCGCTGCCGCTTCTCGACGAGTTCCTTGATCATGGCCGGGTGCCCCTTCATCGCCGAGGGATCCCCGGACATGGCAACGGGCGCACCCACGGCGAATCGAAAGTTGTAGTTTTCGATCCAGCCCCGTGAGCCGCGCCCGTCACACGAGCGTCAGCGCACTATGTCAGCGGCGAGCCCGACCCGCGCTCAGGGCCGACCCGTCGCCGGAATCGACCCAAGCCTAGCGGCAAACCCGGCCAGCCGTCAAAGTCTCAAAACGCGGAGAGCAGAATCCCCGCCATTGATGCGGAATCCTCCCGCTTGACAAACCCAAAGCGGTTTGGCATAGTGGGGGCGATGAGGCCCAAGAATCCGGCTGCCGTAGCGCTCGGACGCCTCGGCGGTCGCGTCGGCGGCAAAGCCACGACCCCAGCGAAGCGCCGCGCCGCGAGGAAGAACGGCAAGCGCGGCGGTCGGCCGAAGAAGGAGCAGTCATGACGAAGACGGCGGTCCTCGGGTGTCTGTTGCTCGCCGGGTGCAGCACGACGGCGACCTATGTCCATCCCGATACCGGCCGCGTGCGGACGTGCGAGCGCAACGGGATTGCGGCCACGCTTGAGCCCGTCGGGCTCGTCTTTGACTCGTTCAAGCGGTACAGCACCTGCAAAGACTTGTCGGAAAGCCTCGGCTACGTTCGGCAGGAGCAGCCATGAGCGCCCTCGTAAAATCGCCTGTGCGCGCCTAGGAGCGCCGTGGCGAGGCGATCGCCGAGGACGTCGACCACGTAGCCGCCCGGGCGGCCAATCGCGCCTGTAGCGCCGAAACCGTCAGGCCACCCAGCCCCTGAAACTTGCGCCAGCCCCGCAGGGCAATCTCGACGTCGGTCTGCTCGTAGGCGGGCATGGACACGACCGAGACCTCGTACACCCGCATGTCGGTCACGTACCGGACGATCCGGCCGTCCTCCCGCTTCCAGTCGTCGCCGTCAGGCAGCGTCCGGAACGAGAACGACATGCCGGTGATGTCACCCCGGCTGATGGACTGCAGCAGGTTCGGGGGCTCGGTCGGGCTCGGCGGGTCGATCTCGACGTGGACGCCCCGGTGGTCGGGGATCACTTTCAGCGTCCCGGCCGACTGGCGGCCGAGGATCTTGCCCGGATCGTGGTCGAAGAAGGCCCGGAGATCAATCCCCTCGTCGAGGGTGCGCTTGAAGGCCTCCGGGCGGATGACCTCCACGAACCCGCCGAGATCCTGCGAGCGCTCGTTGAAGACGATCGCCGTGCCGTGGATCATCGGGTGCGACGGGGTGCCGCCGACCACCGCGCGCCGGTTCCAGCCGTAGGGTCGCCGCTCAAGCTCCATGAGTTCCCCTCCAGTCCACCATCAGCGCTTCGGCGAGCGCCTCTGACCGCGGGGCATCCCACCGATCGACGTCGTGCGTGACGACATCCCGCAAGGTCTCAGGCGTCGCCCGCTCGAGCAGCGCCGTCAACCGGGCCCGCGAGGCATCGGCATAGGCGGCAATCCGGCACCGAATCTCGCCCTCGGGATCGTCCGTGCGTCCGAGGAGTTGCCAGTACACCTGCATCGCGTGGCGCAAGCGGCTCACGGCCCAATCCGCCTGGTGCGGATAGAACTCGGTCATCCACTCGGTCAACTTCTCCGGGGTGGCCGCCGCGCGCTTCGCGTGATCGACTTCCTTGCGCACGAAGGCCCGCGCCGCATCTTCGATCAGCCGCTGCACGCCCGGGAGCACCGCGGTCGTCCGCTCGCGCTGCTCCTGCAGGGCCGCCTCGAGGCCCGCGATCTTCTCGAGGACCGGCGCGAGATCGACCGGCGGGGGCGGCGGCGCCGGGGGCGGGGAAGCCGGGATCTCGGTCGGCAAGGCCGCCACCCGCTCGGTCAATCCGTCGAAGTCGAGATGCTGCTGCGCCACGGCGGCCTGCGTCGCCTGGCCGAGCGCGATCAGTTGCTTGAGCTCCTCCGCGAATTCGTCGCGGGCCGCGGGCTCCTTCGGCACCGGCGCGGCGGGCGCGGGTTTCGGCGGGCCTTCCGCGAGGATCTCGGCCGGGAGCTGGTTGGACGGATTGAAGAGCACGTCGCCCTCCGGGCCGAACGATTCCCAGTTCTCCAGCGTCGCCACCCGGTTCGCGGTGATGAGCCCGGCCTGCTTGAGTTGCACGTAGGCCGTCGTGCGGCTCGTGAAGTCGCCCCGCTCGAGGCCATCGACCAGGAACTCGACGAACTGGTAGTTGAGCTCCAGCGGCGAGATCAACTTCCGCATGATCTCTTTTTCGAATCGCACCAGCCAGCGGCGCAGACTGAACTTCACGAATCCGATCGCCTGCTGCTCGATGCCGGTGCCCCAGCTCGTCGAGCGCTCGACGTCGCCGATCATGTGCGGCGGCACGCCGAACCAGCGCGCGATCTCGTTGACTTGAAATTTTCGGGTCTCGAGGAATTGCGCGTCGTTGGGCGGCACGCCGAGCTGCTCGTAGGTCATGCCTTCCTGCAGGATGATGAAGTTGTGCGCGCGGTCGACGCCCTGCGCGCGCTTCTCGAGCGAGCCCCGCAGGTTGTCCTCGGCCTGCTGATTCAGGCGGCCCGGGTGCGTGAGAATCCCGCCGAACGCGCTGCCCTGGCCGAAGAAGGTGCCGCCGAAGCGCTCGGCCGCGAGCAGGAGCCCGACCGACTCGCGCGCCTTCTGGATCGGCGAGTAGCCCCAGATCCCGTCCGGCGTGAGGCCGGGAACGTGCAGCATCTCGTCGGGCCTGAGCACCGTCTCGCTGTCGACGCGGTAGCGGATCTCGCGCGTGGTATCGGTGCGAAACCACGAGACGCGCCAGGGCTCGACCAGGTCGAGCGAGGCGACTTCGCCGCGCGCGTTGCGGCGAATCTCGGCAAAGGCGTTGCCCCAGAGCAGCAGGTGCTGCGTCATGGTTTCCCAGAGGACGGCGCTGGTGCCTTCGTCATTCGGGAGGTCATGCAGCACGCGATAGAGCTTGCTGTCGGTGTAGCGCTCGCGGTCGCCGTTCGGCAGGCGCCGGTAGTGCAAGAGCGGCAGCGAGCCGATCGTGCCAGCGATGAGGTTGACGCAGGCCCAGACCGCCGAGCTCGTCAGCGCCGTCTGTTCGCTCACCGTGACGCCGCTCGAGACCGGCTTGGCGCCGAAGAGTGCTTTCAGCGCCGGGTCGTTCAGCCCGTAGGGACCGAGCCAGCCGCCGAGGCTGCGCACCGCGAGCGCCAGCCGCGTCCAGAGGGTCACAGGATCAACGCTCCGCGCGTCTCGTAGATGCTCGGCCCCTGGCTCTTCATGGCGCCGGCGAGCGCCATGATCAGCGCCACCGCGACGTCGATCCGCTCCGTCGAGCGCTTCTTCGACGGCTTGATGTTCTGGGCGGCGTCCTGCTCGAGCACGGTGTTCGCCACGCACCAGCGCAAGACCGGATGCCCGCCGTGCCGCAGGGCGCGCGCCTTCACGAGTTTCTCGAATTCCTTCGACGGCGCCGAGAGCGACTGATAGCCCTGGCCGAGCGGCACCAGGTTCGCGCCGTCCTGCTGCAGTTGCGTCACCAGCTGCGTCGCGTTCCAGCGGTCATACAGGATCTCGCGCAGGTCGTAGCGCGCCGCCAGGGCCTGCACCTCGGCGCGGATCGCGTCGTAGTCGACCACGTTGCCCTCGGTCGCGATGACGGCCCGGTCGCGCTGCCATTGCTCATAGGGCGCATGGTCGCGCAGCGAGCGCTTGCGGATCCCCTCGGCCGGGCACCACGCGAACGGCAGCACGTCGTAGCCGCCCTCGTCGTCGGGGAACACCAGCACGAGCGCCGAGAGATCGCCCGTCGTCGAGAGGTCGAGCCCGGCGTAACACCGCTTGCCGCGCAGCGCCTCGACGTCGACCACGGTGCCGCCTTGGTCCCAGGTGTCCATCGGGATCCACGCGACCGCCGACTGCGTCCACTGGTTCAGGTGGTATCTCCGAAACTCATACTCATACGCGGGCATGTCCTGCGCGCGGCGACATTCCTGCTCGAGATACTCGCGCTTGATCGTCGTGCCCAGACCGGGATTCGCGCGCGCCCAGACGGCGGGATCCTTCCAGTCCTCGTCGAGCTCCGCGCCGTAGATCACGCCGAGGAAACTCGGGTCGTCGAGCTGGCCCGCGTTCACCAGGCGCGTGTGCTCGTGCAGCGTCCAGCAGAGCGAATTTTCGGTGCGATCATAGCCCGCCGTCGTGATCGCGAACGTCAGCGGCTGCCGGCGCGAGCCCATGCCCTTCGTCAGCACGTTCCAGAGCTCGCCGCCGTCCTGGTGCGCGTGCACCTCGTCGATGAGCGCCGCGTGCAGATTGAGTCCGTGCTTGGAATACGCCTCCGACGAGATGACTTGATAGCGTGAGCCGGTCGACGGCACGACGAGCTCGCGCCGATACACCTGCGTCATCCGGCTCAGATGCGGATCCGACTCGACCATCTCGCGCGCGATGTCGAACACGATCGCCGCCTGCGCGCGATCCGCCGCCGCGCTCACGATCTCCGCGCCGGGTTCGTTGTCGCAGTAGAGCAAGTAGAGTCCGATGCCCGCCGCAATCGTGCTCTTGGCGTTCTTTCGCGGGATCTCGACGTAACAGGTGCGGATCTGCCGCCGCTTGTCCGGCAGTTGCGTGT